GGTCCGGGCCTCGGTGGCGCGGTTGGCCTGCGCGTTGCGGCGGGCCTGCTCGGCCTTGTCCTCGTAGTAGGCGATCGCGCCACGGATCAGGTTGACCAAGCCATAGCGACCCGGCCCGTCGGTCGAAATGAAGCCCATCTCGCGCAGCTTGCCGATCTGGCGCTCCGAAACGCCCAGCAGCGCGGCGGCCTGCGGCAGCGTCAGGTGCTGGCCCTTCTCTGCCATCAGTGCCTCCCGCGATCCGCGAACATCGCGTCGGTGGCATTGCCGAGCCCCATCAGGTCCTCGCGCGAAAGCTGCTCGATCGCCCACTCGGCCAGGTCCGTCAGGCGCGCGATGGTCAGCATCGAGGCGACCATCTCACCGCCAGGCTGATCCTCGGCCTGCACGATCCGGCGCATGTCGTCGGCCCGAGGCGCGAAGATGCGGGCCTCGGTGATCGTCTCGCCGTCGCGGGCGATCGGGTGGCGGAGGTTGTAGATCATCAGCGTCGTCCTTCGATCATGAGTTGCAGTTGGCGGGTGGCCTCGGCCAGCACGTCGGGCTGCGCGGCTTCGAAGGCCTGCTTGGAGGCGTCCTTGAGCATCTCTTTCGGGATGCTCGGCCCCCAGATTTTGCGGATGGGCAGGCGGGCCGAGGTCTCGCGGATGAACACATTGTTGTGGAGTTTGGGGACGAGGAAGGTGCCCTCGAACCGCTGCCACCGCCCCCAAGGCTTCGCGCGGACGCCATAGCTGAACTGACGCGGCGAGAAGTGGCTCAGGCCCATGTGATCGCCATGCGCCTCGATCGTGTAGACGAGGTTGGCGAAGCTGCTGCGATAGACCTTCGTCGCCCGCCGGACGATCGCCGACTTCGCCCCGGTCTGCTGGCGCAGGGCGCGGCGCACCGACGTGGTGATCTTCGCCCCCTCGCTGTTCAGGGCGCGGTTGAAGGCCCGCGTGGCGTCTTGTTCGCCCACGCGCTGGATCATCGCCTCGAAGGCGATCCGGGTCTGATCAAGGTCGCGGATTATCACGTTCACCACGCAAACCTCATGCCTGTGTCGGCGAACACGCCGCGGAATGCCTCGCGGACCTTCGCGCTCATTTCCCGGCCGATCGTTTCGGCCAGCTCGGCCGGGTCGATCTGCTGCGTCGTGTTGATCGTCGGAGCGATGCTGATCGACACCTCGAAGTTGGGGCTCACGGTGGTCGGCCCGGGCGCGGGCGCGGAGCCTTCCATGCCCTGCCCTGCCGGGTGCACGTAGCCGTTCCGGTTCGCCGTGATCAGCTCCGGGCCTTCCTCGCCGACCAGATACGTCCCGCCCCGGCTGATCGGGCCGCCACGGGCGCGGGTGCCGTCGACCGCCTCGTCACCACCGCCGCCGAAGGGGTTCAGGTTGGCAAGGGCCGCGCGGGCATCGCGCAGGGGCTGAAGGAAGGCGTCGATCCGGCGGTCAATCCACGCTTGCAGGTCGGTGAATATCTGCACCATCCCGTCCCAGAGGCTCTGGATCAGATCGCGCCCGGCGTTGAACCACTCGACGGCCACCTCGCCCAGCCGAGCCGGGATGCCGGTGAAGAACCCAATGATGTTTTCGGTCACCTCGCGGGCGCGTGCGGTGATCCCCGCGGTCTGCTCCTCGGTCAGCACCTCGCGCGTGAACAAGCCGCCGATGATCTCGCCGAGGCCGGAAAGCCTATCCCGCACCGCGCCCCACGCCGCCCCGAAGGCGTCAACCACCGGGTTGAGGAAAGCCAGCTTCTCGCCGACCCATTCCAAGCCGGGTTGCAGGGCCTCGCCGATCGCCTGCCCGACGCCAGCGAACACCGCGCTGATCCGGTCCCAGTAGCGGTAGATGGTGAACCCGGCCGCCGCCACCGCCGCCGCCACGGCAGCGAAGGTGCCCCACACCGGCGCGGAGATCGTCGCCACCGCAGCACCGATTGCCGCGATGCCAGACGAAAGGGCCGAGACCCCCGGGACCGCCAGCGCGATCCCAGTCAGGCCTGCGCGGATGCGCCCGATCGTGCCCAAGGGCTGCCCGGCCATCGCCGCCAGCGCGGTTTGCAGGCCGATCATGCTGGTCGCCGCCGTCTGCGCGCCGATCGCTGCCCGGCCAATGCTGTTGTAGCCCAGGGCGATCAGCGACAGGACGCCACCCCGGCCGGCAAGGCCCGCAAACCGTGCGGCTGCAAGGGCCCCGTTGAAGGCGATCACCGCCGCCGTTGCGCCAACCACCGCCGTGGTGATGCCGGGATACGCCTCCGCGAGATCGGTCACGCGCTCGATCATGGGCGCGATGATCTCCATCATTCGCGACAGCGCCGGCAGGAGGGCCTCGCCGATGGCGACTTGCAGGCGGTAGACGTTCGATTGGAACCGGGTCAGCGCCCCGGAGAAGGTGTTGCCGCGGCGCTCCGCCTCCGCGAAGGCAGAGCCCGCATAGGCGGCCTCGTTGCCCACAAGGCCGAGGCTGTCCTCGATCAAACCGAGGTTCGTCAGGAGCGGCCCGAGGGCGCGGGCCTCGTTGCCGAACAGGTCGGAGGAGATCGCGGCCCGCTGTTCCTCGGGAAGCTGGCCGATCCGGCGCAGCACATCGAGCGTGGTTTCGACGGCGTTTTCCTGCATCGACCGCGCCACCCGTTCGGCATCGAGGCCGAGGGTTTGCAAGGCGTCGCGCTGCGTGTTCGTGGCGGACGCCCCGCGCGTGAGTGCCGCGCCCATGTTCCGGAAGCTCGTCGCGGCCACATCGCTCTGCGAACCCGCCGCCACCATCGCCGAGGCAAAGGCTGCCGTCTGCTCCGCGGTGAAGCCGAACATCGTCGCCTGCGCGCCGACGCGCTGCACCACATCGAGGATCTCCGCCGCGCTGGACGCTTGGCTATTCGACAGGTGGTTCATGGCATCCGCGAGCGCGATCACTTCGTCGTTGGACAGCCCCAGAGCGGTGCGCAGGTTTGCCATAGCGCCGCCGGCCTGATCCGCGCTGATGTCGAAAGCCACCCCGATCTGCGCCGCCGCCTCGGTGAAGGCAAGGAGCTCGTCCCCGGCGATCCCGGCTTGCCCGGCCGCTGCGGCGATCTCGGCCAGCCCAGAGACCGCCACCGGGATGCGCTGCGACATGGCGAACAGGTCGTCGCGGAACTGGGCGAAGCTCTCCGGCGTCGGGAAGTCGATCACGCGGGTAACGTCAGCCATCGCGTCCTCGAACTCGGACGCGGCCCGGATCGGCCCCCCGATGGCCTCGCGCAGGGCGTAGAAGCTGGCGACGGCATCGACGAGGCCACCCCGGGCGCGCTCAAGGGCGCGGTTGTTGCGCGTGATCGCTGCGTCGAGGCGGTCGCCGAAGGTGATCGGCTGCCCGTTGGCCTCGCGCACGGTGTTGGAAATACCCGCCAGCGCATTGGCTGCACGGCGTGCCGGGCTCGTCACCCGGTCGAGCAGCTCGATCACCAGCTGGGAGGTGAGCGTTGCCATGTCAGGCCCTCCGCTGTCGTTTGAGGAAGCCGATCGCGCCCTCGGTCAGGCGCTGGAAATCTGCTGGTTCAAGCTCCTCGACCTGCGCCGCCGTCAGACCGGTCAGCGCCGCCACCATCTCGATCGAGGCGGTGAGCGGGTCGGTGATGCCCCGGGCCGTGAGAATGCGCTGGCGGGCGGCCTTGGAAGGCTGGCGCAGCTGGATCGAACGGATGGTCGAGCCTCCCAGCTCAATGGGCGTGGCGAGACGGATCAGCATGCGCGCCTCCGGTGGAGTTGACCCCCGGCGAGCAAGCCGCCGGGGATCGTGGCCACGGAGAAAGGCGCGGTCGATCGCGCGGTTTTTCCCTTTCGGGAATAGGGTGGGCGGCGGAACTTCCCGGGCACCGCCGCCCGGTCGAGCAAGGCAAGGAAGGGAGCCCGCCCGACCGCCGCGACGCTGGCAATGAGATCAGCGCCGCGGTGTTCCATCAGATCAGGTCCTTGTCGGCCAGCAGCACGGCCCTTGGGTCGGCGTCCGCCCGGCGCAAGATCGAGAGCCCAGCGGCCTCAGCGCCCCGGATCGCGGCCTCCTCGGCATTCTCAAGATCGAGCAGCTCGTCGTCGATCCGCCGCAAGGTGGCGGCCCGCTCCTCGGACGCAATCGGCTTGGCGCCGTTTGCGTAGGCGGGTTCCAGCATCGCGGCCAGTTGATCACGGAAGGCCGCGCGGTTGGCGCCGATCAACAGGCCAAGGAGCACGCCATTTTGCGGGATCGTCCAGGAGGGGTTGTCGGCCCGGGTGAGGCTCCGCACGTTGGTTTCGCGTTTGGCGATCGCGATTAGGTCGTCAATGTCCCGATCGAGTGCGGCGAGGGCCTCGTCCTTGGGCACCGGCCGGGCGGCGATCTCGTCGCGCTCATCGAGCAGGCGCAGGCGGCGCAGGCGCAATTCCTGCAAACCCTCGGAGACCGACGTGGCAGCTTTGCGCGAGCCCGCTAGAAGCTTTTTCAGATCGGATTGTATGTTCATTGCGCGCCTCCGTTCGAAATCATGCCCAGCGAACCCGGCAGGCGCTGGCCCGAATAGGCCTCTGCGTCGCCAATGATTTCCGCCGGGATGGGCAAGCCGTTCTCGGCGGCGAACTCGCGGCACCGGACCTCGAGGCTTTTGGCCGCTTGGAAGGCCGCGTTCGCGTCCTGCTGGCGGTGGTTCAGGTCGCCGATCGTTTCATCCAGATCGGCGATCCGGGCTTCGAGGCGCTTCACCTCGGTTTCGACGCCGGCGCGATCAACGTACTCGCGATCGTTGCGCAGGCGCTCGATGCGTTCAGCAGCGCGGCGGCGTTCGTCACGGACGGTGCGCAGGCGTTCGGCGATGTCGCGGGCTGCGAGGTTGCGGGCCGTGGCGATTTCGCCGAGGTGGCGAAGGCGGGCGAGGCTGTCGAGGTGCATCGGCGTGGTCTCCTTTGGGGGAAACCTCGCCGACCGCCGCCCGAGTTCAAACGCCCGAATGAACTTTTCGAAGGATCGCCGCGACGGTTTCGGGTGAGGGCATCCGGCGGCTGTCAGCGAGATCGAGGTGAAGGATGTTCCAGCAAAGGGCCGCCACGCGATCCTCCGGCGGATCGGCCCGGCGTCGGTCGCGCGGCCAAGCGTCGGTCTCATAACGGCGAAACCGTTGAACGATCAGAGCGGCGCCAGCGAGGCCGCGGTCAGCAAGGCCGATTTCGCGGTGCAGAGCAGCGATCAGGAAATCCCGATCGGACAGCGCAGCGGCCATGTCCCGCGAGACCCCACCACGCTCGACAAGCCCGATCGCCGACGCGAAGGCCGCGAGATCGCCAGACACCAGCGTGTCAAGCGCGGCCTCTGCCATCTCGGCCGCCTCGAAGTCGCCCTGTGCGAAGGCACGGCGGGCTGCCGTCACCAGCGCGCGCCGGAAGGCTGCCCGGCGGGC